CCAGTCGCCACCAGACTTCTTGTAATCAGCAGCAGCCTCAGCCTTGTTAGACTTCGCACGAAGACGAGCCTCAACAACAGCCATCTTCTTAGCCTTCTTAGCCTCAGGAGTGTTCGGGTTCTTCTTGTAATAAGCCTTCTGCTCAGCAGTGCCAGAACTGTTAGTCGGCGAAGCCGGGATCTTGTCCATAATTATTCCTTCGATTTCTTAGTTTTAGACTGCACAGTTTCAACAGCCTGCTTCATGTTCGCATCAAACTCGGCATCATCCAAGAAACCATCCAATGCATAGTTAAACAATAGTCCAACAACAAGACCCATCAACGAACCAGCAGCACCAAACAACGCCGACTCCAACGCCGAAAAGCCCATAACGTTACCAGCACCCATAAAGGACAAACCAGCAGCAGCAGTAAACGCAAGAATACGAGTAGTACGCTTAACCAACTTCTTAGAAGGCTTCCACATTATTTACTCCGCCTTCTTAACAGCTGCTGATACACGCTTCGCTGCAGGGGCGACATCTTCCGCCACCTTCGCAACTGGCTTGGCTGCCACAGGCGCAACCTTAGAAACAGGCGCAACAGGAGCCTCCTTAACATCGCGAGCAATACGAATCTTAATCGCAGTAATAGGGTCAGAAACCTTACCAAAAAACACCGACTGGTCATCAGGACCAAACGACAAGTGCAAATGTGCACCATGCGAAGCTGAGCCAGTGTTACCAACCAAACCAATGATCGTCTTACCAGCAACAACCTTCGTACCAACCGCCAAAATACAAGCCTGACGCAAATGGCAATAACCCCAAAAGCCACCCTTCAAATCCTTCACAACAGCAACGTGACCCAAAACATCAGACCACTTCACCATCACAACTTCACCAGAAGTAAACGAAGGAATAGGAGTACCACCCGGCAAAGCAAAATCTACACCACGGTGAGGATTAGGACGCTTAGAACCATCAAACAAAACAGTGTTGCCGAACTCTCCACCCTTAGGGATCTTCGACTCAGGAAACGGAAGGACATAGTTGCTCATAGCTAACCTCTAATCAAAATGAATAATGCCGTCCCAAACCCCATAATACCAGACGACACCGCCAACCAAACAACTTTCGCAACCCAAGAATTCTCATCCTGATGCTTCTCAACCGCACGCATACGATCAGGCAAATCAGACATACTATTCAACTGCCCCGCAAGCTGAATCAGAAGCTTATTAGTCTCCTGCTGCTCACGATACAAATCATTAATAGTAACCTTGACATGCATGACCTCTTCAGCCATTAGAGAATGTTACCAATCAACGTATACTGCCCAGAAGCAGTACAAAGCACAGTAGCTGCAGCATGCTGAGCAGCCAACTTAGTACCAACACCCACCAAAGTAATACCAGAACCAACAAACGAAACCTGACCCGCACCGCTCTGCAAAAAATCAATACGCTGACCCGCAGTCAACACGTTAGGAATAGTCACAGTCACAGCAGAACCGCTAGTAAACTGCACCAAATTACCCTTGTCGTTCACACTCACAGTGTCAGTAGTCAAAGCAGTCGAACGCACAGTAGTCGTAACAGCCACAGCAGCCTCAACAGTGTCCAAACGACCATCCAAAGCCACATCTGCAGCTTCAAGCGCATCCAAGCGCACATCAGCCGCTACAGCCTCAGCATCAACCTTATCCCAGTTGCTATTAATAACCGACGTCTCAAACGCCTGATTAGACCCAACAACAGCCTTCTGCAGGCTTAGTCTGGTGGTAGTCGTGTAACTCACGAGAACTCCTAAATAGGTAGCGGTAGTCTCTAAACTATCGTAGCACTAAATGGCACTAATCTACGCGAACTGACTCAACCTCTATGGATGCACTAGCAGGCTCAGGAAGCGCAGCAAAATGAGACTGCCCCTGAGCCAAAGCAATCAACTCACGCGCAATATTACGCTTCACAGCCGGATCAAGGACGTGCCTGAGGATGATGTCCTGAACTTGCATCAACAACGCAGGCACATCCAAATTAGCCTTCGCATTAGGATCAAAACGCCCAGTAAGTTGGTTCAAAAAAGTAATAGCCTTCATATCACCCTCCTGCACCTTCTGACCCAACGCAGCATCAGCCATAGGCAAAAACTTCTTCAAATTATCCTCAGACTTCGCAGCCATAGCAGCCGCAAACTCCTTCTGACGCATCCAACCATCAATCTCATTCAGCGAGATCTTCATACGCTTCGCCAACACCTGAGGCGTATGCAAATTCAACGGGTTCAAATAAGCCTGAAGAAACGTCTCCTGCCGAAGAGTCAAATTAGGATTATTAGTCGTCTTAATACCACGATCAGCCAAAGCACGCTGAAACTTACTAGACCCCCAAACAAGCCCCACCGCCTCCTTAGACAAACTCGCATCCTGATCAAGGATCACCTGAGTCTCCAAAAACAAACCCTGACGATCAGCCGAAATAGCAGCAGCAAGAACCGCCTCAAACAAAACCTGCTCACGAGTCTTACGACCCTCAACAAGCCTCGACTCAAACCTAGACGCGTCCACTTAACCTCTCAATCTCATCATTGATATACCAAACCGCTTTCCTAAGATCCTCAACCTGCTTAGCATCATCCTTAAGCCCAGCACGCCACAAATACTTAAAAGCATTACCAACATTAAAATTGCGGTGCCTAGTGATAGCAATACATTCCACACCAGAAGGATCGCTCGTATAATGCGCCGGATGCTCAACCGCATCATTCACCATCCTTCTTCACCTCAGACTTCGCACACACCACACGCCCACAACGACGACCAAACACATTAATACACTTACAAAACGGAAACTCAGCCACGCGGTAACCCCTCCAACTCAACCAAATACTCCGGACTAACACCCAAAACCGTCAGAAGCCTTCCCGACAACACGTCTGGCATAGCTTGTGTCTTCCCCGACTCGTAATCCCTCACAGTCGCAGGATTTATGCGAAGCATGCTCGCAAACGCTGTTGGCGTCTTCGCCAACTCCCTGCGCCACGACGTAAAATCTGCGTAATACTGGCTCAGAACGTACGGAGGCACCTCCAACAGGTTCTTTGCCGCAGGTGTCAAACTTGCAACACGAGGATTGGACAACCACTTCTCAATCTCACTCTCAAGGTAACTAGCAGGGATCTCAAGGATACCCGCAAGAGTCTCAGTCAACTGCTTCGTAGGACGTCGCGTCCTACCGTCCTCAATAGCCGTAAGTGCGCTCCGGTGAACGCCAGCCTTCTGAGCCAACTGATTCTGCGAAAGCCCCGCCGTGATACGAGCAATGCGTAAAGGATGATCTGCAATACGAGCCATACCTGCGAGTATAGCATCGCTGATAGACAAGGTGTGGATTTTAGAAAATTCTCGGAGAGGTACTAACTATAAGGGGACGGCTGGAAAATGTTCACAACATCAATTGGGCGACATGAACCGAGCGGGCACCGCTGGCGATGAGGCGGGGATACCCCCCCCTAGGGGTGTTATCAAATTGTTATCAAATACCTTGCTCCCTATACTTGACTAAATGCTTCAATGTGATAGGCTACTCATGTAGCAACAAACCAACCAACTAGCAAAGGATAAGAACATGACAACCCTGTACCTATCAAGTAAGCAGGCAAAGACCATCGCCAGCCTTTACGAGGCGCTAGACCCAAAGGCATTGAAGGCTGGTCCAGACTTCATGAACGGCGTGCACGTCATCTCAACCATCACCGACGACATGGTGCAATTCGTTGCAACCGATAAATACACTGCCATTGTCTTCAATGCAGAACTAGGCGAACCATTGCCTAGCGCCAGCTACTTCAACCCGTTCACTCTAACCGCCGATCAATGCAAGTTGCTAAAGCGTGCAAAATACGACTTCACCATCGACATCGGCATTGATGGCGTAAGACTAGACACCGACGCCGGTAGTCTATTCGCACTTCACACCGATGCAACTAAAGGCAATGCAACCAGCACTCACCTAGGCGTGCACGTAGCCGAATTGGTTGAGTCTAAGATGATGGACCGCGGAGGCTTAGAGGTTGCACCGCTAATCGACCTAACCCGCGTTGCACGCCTAGCAAAAGTCACCGACACATGGACGATGAAATGCCTAGGCGACATTTCGCCGGTCACTTTTAGCGCCGACAGTTTGATGGCGGTGGTGCAACCTAAGCGCAAGCGATAACCTAACCTAGCTGTCCCTGCCAGCCCTATCCCCCTAGGGTTGGCAGGGATTTTTTTGCCCTCCGGATAGAAGGGGACGGCTGGAATGTGCGTCGCCTGCCTCGTTTGCGATGTTGCCTCGCTAACCCCGCCTAGCGCCCTTCTATGGCGTTTACGGGGCTATTTAGGCGTGCCTTGATAGCGTCAATGCTAGACACTTACGGGGCAAGCGTGAAAAAACATTTTTTGTGAACGTCGGGGCAGGATTGGCTAGGGGAACTTGGGGAACTTAGGGTGAACGCTAAAAAAGCCTTGATCTTGGGGTTTTGTGTGAAACCTACAAGGAAACGCTCGAAAGTTTGTATGATTTTTTTTACCAAATGGGCTTGACATTGTTTAGCCGTGTAGTAATGTAGTCGTTAGAACCAAAGAAACCAACCAACCAACCGAAAGGGCTACAAAATGTATTTTTCAGATGATGCTATCAAGAGCGACATTCTAGACACTTGGGAAATGCTAAAAGACGCTAACGAAGACTTTATTAGCGACAACCTTAGCCAATGGGCAGATAGTGCCGTCCCTGTTTACTATTCGGACATTTTGAAGGATTGGGCAGAGATGCCCAACGACTTCACCGACAGTTGGCAAGAAATGGGCGTCGCAGAAGATGCCCCAATTTTCACCCGTATGTCCATTGACCTTTACAACTATTACCAAGACGCTTACCGCCGTATTTACGAGGACGTTTTGGCAGAAGAGAACCGCCTAGCAGAAGAGGAAACCAACTAATGACCGCGACGCAACTGAGAAGTGAACGCTACTCTCTGAACAAGCGCAAAGACCGCCTAGGCGCCTTGATTTACAGGCTGGGCGATTGGATTGACGCTTGCGGACAAGCGAATTATGACGGGGAAGAGGCTGAGAATGAAGCCAATTTTACAAAATGGAACGATGAGATTGACGAAATAAATGCCCGTCTTGCCGAAATCAAAACCCAACTAAAGGAAGAGAACTAATGACCGAAAAACTAGCACCTTGCGCTTGGTGTAAGCGTGATGTTATGGCTTACCTTGCCAGTTTCAACGGTAAAGACATTTGCGCCGATTGTGAAGATGAAGCACTAGAAGAAGAGGATCAAGACTAATGCCTAACGCTTGCTTGTTTTGCGACGCTGTATTTTTTCCCTCGATCCACCGCTCAGAATGCCCCGACTGTGGGTATTGGGTGAGTGAACCGCTATGACCGCCGAACAGATTGCCAACCATAAAAACACCTGCCAGACTTGCCAAACTTCTTATTCGTGGCAGTTGTGCCTAACCCTTAGAAAGGAACTAGAAAAATGAGTTTCCCAAACATTGACCGTTGCGCTTATTGCGACCAGAAAATTACTGTTCACCGCCACGCTGTTGTTCACGGCGAACTGTCTGATGTTTGTTATGAGCGTGAGTTTACGAATTGGCTTGACGTGAAAGCACATTCCCCGTTTATTGTCGAACCTAAACGTGTTCGGGTAGAAGAGGCGTCGTGATGGGTAGCGACGCAACAGATCTGGTTCGTGAGACGATCCTTTGCTATGAGTGTGGGCAGTCTATGCTTCATTGGCAGTTTGTGTATCACGCATACGACAATCACAACGCAAGCAACGCAATTCCGACACGCCCGGACAACATTGAGGGAGATCGTTCCTAAATCGCACTCTATGAATGTTTACATTGTTATTGGTATACCTAGATTACTAAGCAAACTAATAACAATTAAGTTTTCTATACATAGCGATTTGAAAATGGCAAAAATAGGCAAAAAAAGGGCAAAAAACCCCCCTATTTTTCCAAAAACAACTTGACATACGAAAAACACCCAATTTATACTAACTGTGCTAGGCTACTTATAGCACACTTAGCAAACTAGAAAAGAGAGGCAATAAATGATAAACCACCCCGTATACGGAGAACTCATTCCGTCGAAGGAGGTAGCAAAAATGACTGGTTTCACTATGAACCAGTTGCGTAATTGGCGTGTTCCAGCTCGCCTACCACTAGCACCTTTTGGTTATGTTGCGATTGGTGCGACTGCTTACTATCGCAAAATTGTTGTGGAGGCTTATGTTGAAAAGATGGGTTTTTCGCACGA